TCGTCCGTAACCATTACGGGCGGTTCCGGAACCTTGGCCAAGGGCGATATCATCACCCTGGCCGGCTGTAATGCCGTCAACCGCGTCACCAAGCAGGATACCGGCTCGCTCCGTCAGTTCGTTGTGACGGCTGCGATGGCGTCGGGTGGTACTTCCATCTCGATCTATCCGGCGATTACTCCTCCGGTGAATGGCCAGCAGTCGCAGTATCAGACGGTCACGCCATCCCCGACCGCCTCCGGTAATGTTCTGTTGGTCAATCCGGCGTCCACGTCCTACCGCATGAACTTTGCTTATGCGCGCCAGGCTGTGACGATGGTCACTGCCGATCTGGAAATGCCCCCGAACGTCAAGGGTGCGCGTGAACAATTGGATGGCGTCTCCATGCGCGCGGTCACGCAGTACGTAATCGGGACCGACCAGACAGCAGATCGTCTGGATATTCTGTTCGGTTGGCTGTTTGTGCGTCCCGAGTGGGCGTGCATCGTCGCCGACAAGATCTGACCTGAGAGGGGCGGGGTTAATCGCCCCGCCCCTTCTTCATGAGGTTCAGAATGCTTGGACTACAGCTCAAGAATTTCCATTTCTCAATCAAGGTGCCGGAAAAGCCTCCGGCGCCCGCGCCAGAACCCATGCCCGTTCCCCCCGCACCAGAGCCTGTTGCCGTCCTGGCCGGCCCCAATGATGAGCGAGAGGTTCTAATCAAGCTCGCCACCGAGCGCGGTATCAAGATCGACAAGCGCTGGAAAACCGACCGCATCAGGGCGATTCTGGAACATTCCTGATGGAAGCTGCCAGTTTCAATATCACAGCAGCGCCCTTCACCGTCATGGTCACGAATGAAGGCGAGCATTCCGCAGAACAATGGGCGGCAACAACCGCCGATCTCATCATGAACATCGCCCCTGACGCCAGCACGGCCATCAGGCAGGACTTTTCCACCTTCCGGCATTGGACAGTGAAGGCCCTGACATTGGCCTTCCATGAGGCTTCCGCGTCATCCTCACCCAACTTCCTTCACGCCATTGCGGTATCTGCGACCAATCGCATCGCAGACATAACCCCGACGCGCTGGGCCTATCTCTTTACATCATCTGACTTGCGCCAGTCCATCACGGATCTGATCGCTCGAAATCTTCTCACCATGCGCGAGATCGCGCTCAAAACGGAGTAACGCATGGCTGGGTTTACGACCGCAGTCCCGACTTCCTTCAAGGGGGAATTGCCCGTTGCCACGCATAACTTCACGGCCACGACCGGGAATGATTTTAAGGTGGCTTTGGGGAAAACCTCTCCCACCGGCACCTATGGCGCGGCCACCACCAACTATTCAAACCTGACGGGCAATTCCGATGAGGTTGCCAATGGGTCCGGCTATACCACCGGGGGGTATGACTTCACCGCTGCCCAGAACATCACGCCGGCCACATCGGGAACGGGCGCCTATTGGCAATGGGGCACGAATCCGAACTGGACGAGCGCGTCCTTCAGCACGGTCGGCTGTATCATCTACAATGCCAGCGCATCGAATAAAGCGGTTTATGTCGGGTCCTTCGGCGGTACCCAGACCGTCACAGCCGGCACATTGACTCTCGTACAGCCCTCCAACGGCGTCGGAACGTCGCTTCTGCAACTGAATTAGAGTTGCGGCGTGGGCTTTTCGTTACTCGACCATAATAGCGGTTTTGGTACGAACAGCGCCACGACCAATGCGCTGAATACGACTGGCGCGAATCTGATTGTTCTTGGCCTAAGCTGTGCGTCCAGCGTTACCCCGGCAATTAGTGACAGCCAAAGCAATACCTGGACTCAAATTGCGCTAGTCTCTGCTGGGACCGGGAAATGCATCCTTTACTATTGTAGCGCCCCATCAACCAGTGCATCCCATACTTTCACCGCAAGCGCCACCAATATCTTCGCCTTTCTCGCGGCGCAGGCATGGTCGGGGGCGAAATCAAGTGGCCCGCTAGACCAGCAAACTAGCAATGGTAGCGGTTCATCTGCGACCATCCAGCCGGGTTCTATTACGCCAAGCCAGAATAACTGTCTGGTCATAACCGCGATGAATGGAAGCATCGCGGGAACTATGTCGATTGATAGTTCTTTCAGCATCTCCGATCAAAAGGCGCTTGTTGGAAGCGTAAACTATACCGGGGCGATGGCAGATTTCGTCCAGGGAACTGCGGCGGCTATTAACCCCACCTGGACGAATAGCGGCGGCGCGTCATTCATAGATGCTGCGATAGCATCTTTTCTTCCCAGCACAGGGACCAATGTCAATCTCGTCGCCGCGGCCATTACGGCAGCAGACGCGGCGTTCACCCCGCAAGTCAGCGTTCCGCTTGCTGCCGGCGCAATCACGGCGGCAGCGGCGAATTTTACGATCAGCTTACCGGTCCAGAACATACCCCTGACCGCTGCGGCAATTACCGCACTTGCAGAACCGTTCTCGGTACATCTGACCCAGAATATCCCTCTTACGGGAGCTGCAATTACGGCAGCGGCTGGGTCATTCGGGTTGTCACCATCTGTTGTTCTATCCCCCGCCACCATCACAGCCAAGGCGGCGGCGTTCTTTGCGGAATCCACCATCCTTTCGGTTCCGCTCATCACGATCATGAATAACAAACCCATTCCAGTGTCCGGGGCGATGACGAACGCACCGGTCCCGATGACAGCCGCGATGACCTCGCAGGTTCCGCTCGCCGTCATCCTGAATAACAAAGGCATCCCGGTATCGGGAGCCATGAACAACAATCCAGTCGCAATGGAAGGGGCTTTCCCTTGACCACCATTACCGTCAATGAAGGCACATATGGCGTTGCGTGCGTGTTCAACACCGCATTCAATCTCAGTTCCTTCACGGTCCTTCAAATTGAATTTATCAAGCCGGACGGGACGATCGTCACCAAGACGGCGACCGCGCCCAATACCAATCTGGTGACGGCGCTGGGCACGTTCCTCGCCAATCAGTATGCCCAATATGTTTTCCTGAACGGTGATTTGAACCAGACGGGGGTTTGGCAGGCGCGGGTTCTCTATACCGATGCGACGCCCCAACACCTGATTTCCAATCTCAGCACCTTCACGGTGAATCCATGACCGTCACTACGCCGGGCGATATTGTCAGGCTCGTCTTGAAGGACACTGGCGTCTTAGGTGTTGGCCAAACAGCCAACGCCGAGGATACCAATGACTGTTTTGATACTCTGAACATCATGCTTGGGGAATGGGCCTCCAAGCGCTGGCTCATCTACCACCTTCAGGAATATTCCATCGTCTCCACGGGCGCGATTTCCTACACCATAGGGCCGGGCGGAAACATTGATACCGGCATTATGCAGAGGCCGGACAGGCTGGAAGATGGCAATTTCTTCCGCCAAATCGTTACGGCCTCCAGCCCTAATCAGATTGACTATCCGCTAAGTCTCTTGGCCAGCCGCGAAGATTATTCCCGCATCGGGCTCAAGCAGTTACTCACGATCCCGCAATATATCTTCTATGACCCAACCTATCCGCTGGGAACGATTTATCCCTGGCCGGTAATTCCGCAGACACAATATGAATTGCATGTTCTGGCCAAGGCGCAACTCACTCAGTTCGCCAATCTCGCAGACCCGATCAATCTTCCCAGCCAGTATTACGGGGCGCTTCGCTACAACTTAGCGGCCCGCGTTCGTGTCATGTATCAGCTTCCCGCCGATCCGCAGCTGATTGGATTGGCCGAGGATAGCCTCGACACCATCCGAAACATGAATGCCGCCGTTCCCCGCCTGCGTATGCCTGCGGGCCTCAATCAGGGGCGGAAGTACAATATTTTCGGTGACTACATTTACTGAATGACTTGACGGTGTTTGCGGGTCTGCACCGTCGAGCCCAATCCTTGCGACCCTGGAGATAACAATGGCCGCCATTCCTTCACAAATCCCCGGCTTCCGTCTTTTGGATGGCAGCCTGGTCAATTCGATTATCACCCCGGTCAATAACATGACTGGTAATGGTACCCCTCAGGCCGGCACCTTCACCGGCATGACGGTTGGTGGCACCTATAAGGGCATTCCCCAATTCCTGACCGCTGCCGGTGCCACTCAGGGCAATGCAACGGCTATCACTTCCTCGCTTGCGATGGTCAATGTGGCCACCACCGTTTCAACCCATGGCGTCAAGCTTCCGACCGCTGCCACGGGGTTGGAAGTGACAGTATGCGCGGCTGGCTCCTTCGGTGTGAAGGTCTATCCGGCCACCAATAACAGGATCGGCGCGGCCAATACCAATGTGGCCGACACAACCTTGGCGATCAACAAATCCAACTGCTATATCGCAGTGAGCGCGACGAAATGGGTCGTGCAGCGTGGGAATTGATTTACCCAAGATAGCCATTGATGAAGAAATCCCGGCTGGGACTATCATCAAGGGCTTTGAGTATATCGTTCCCAACTCCGATGAGGTTTGCCAAGCCCAGATCGCGGCAAATCTCAAGCGTGGTTATCCCGAGGCGCTTGACAGGCGGAAATTGACTGTCATCGCCAGCGGGCCGAGTGCCCAACAGGTTGATTTGCGTTCGATAAAGACACCCATCCTGGCCGTGAATGGCGCCCTTAGTCTGTTTCTCAAGACAGGTCTATGGCCGCGCTATTGGGCGTGCTGCGACTCCCAAGAGGTTGTGGCGGATTTCCTGCCCGACTATCCACCCTTCGGAACAACCTATCTGGTCGGCTCGAAATGCCACCCCAAGGTATTTGAGAAGCTGAAAGACCGGGACGTTCTGATCTGGCATCTCAAGGATCAGCCCATAGAAGGCAAAGCCAGAATATCCGTGGCCTCCTCCATCACCATTTGCGCCTCGTGGCTCATGTACCGGCTTGGCTATTCCGATTTCGACTATTGGGGCTGGGATGGCTGTTTCATGGATGGCAAGCATCATGTGGACAACGATGCCGACTGGTCATCCATCCAACGCCTCAATATCAACTATGGCGGCACGATCGAAGGCGATGACGTGATTGGCGGCAAGACATTCGAGACGACCAGAACTTGGGCCGCGGAGGCGCAAGGTGCGGAACAATTCTTCCAGCTCGCGGAATATTTCGACATGCAAGTGACAGTCAACGGTGGCGGCATGTTCGCGGCTGCGCGTGAGGCAATCCTGAAGTCATGACGCAGATCGCACTCGTTGAAGGCGCCTATCAGTCCCGCTCGCTGATCGCGGACGCACAGCAATGCGTCAATCTCTATACCGAAAAATGCCCCCCGGATTCGCCTTATCCCTATATCCATTATCCGACCCCCGGCCTTAATCTTCTGACCACATGCCCTGTCGTTGGTCCCGTGCGTGCCACCTACACCGCTTCGAATGGCTCTCTATTCGTTGTCGTATCCAACAGGGTTTATCTGGTTACGCAGTCCTATGGTTGGAATCTCTTAGGCCACATCAATAGCTATACCGGCTTTGTCTCTATCAAAGATAATTCGCTGTGCTGTGTGATCGTGGATGGGACACAGAAGGGCTTCGTCATTGATCTGGCAACGAATGCCTTCGGACAGATTTCCCTCACAAACTGGAATCCGGCCTCGCGGGTGGATTACCTCGATACCTATTTGATCTTCAGTATCGTCGCTTCCAACGAATTCTTTTTCAGCCTTGCCGAAGCCACCTATACGATGTTCACCAATGGGACGGCTTTCGATCCCCTGGACTTCGCGGCCAAGACGGGCGGCAATGACCTCATGGTCGGGGTCGCAGTCATGCACCGCGAACTATGGCTGATCGGGGCGGCAACCTCGGAAGTCTGGTTTGATGCCGGCGCGGCTGATTTTGCTTTCCAGGCGATGCCGGGGGCATTCGTGGAACATGGCTGTTCCTCGGTCGGCTCCATCGCCAAGTATGATCTGGTGCTTTACTGGCTGGGCCAGGATACCAGCGGAAACTCGGTTGTATTCGAGGGCGCGCAATACCGGGTCAGGAAGATTTCGACCGAGGCCATCGACAACGAAATCATGTCCTACCCGGTCAAGAATGATGCCCTCGGATTTATTTATCAGCAGCAGGGGCATGTGTTCTATGTGCTGGTTTTCCCCTCTCAGGATGTGACGTGGGTCTATGACCTGAAGGAAGGCCATTGGCACAAACGGGCATGGATGGACACGAACGGCAATCTCCATCGGTGGAGGGCCAACTGCGCGTGCGTGTTCAACAATCAGATCATCGTGGGCGATTACCAGAACGGCAATCTCTACAGCCTGGATCTGGACACATATCTCGATAACGGCCAGCCGATAGCCCGCATCCGATCCTTCCCCCATGTCGTGGCCGAGAATGACCGCATGATCCACCGCAATCTTATTGCCGCGATGGAAGTAGGCGATGAGATGGTGAATACCACGGCTGATACCTGTGCCGTATCGTTGCGATTTTCGGATACGGCGGGGCGGTCCTACGGCGATGCAATAGTGCAGAGCTTGGGTAATACTGGGCATTATAATACGTCCCTGCAGTGGAACAGGCTCGGGCTGGCGCGCGATCGGGTTTATGAGCTGTCATGGTCCGCACCCGTCAAGACCTCGCTCCAGGGCGTCTATCTTGACGCCATACGGTGCGCTTCTTGAGCAGTTCCGGCTCGCTACAGGGCTTCCCGCAGATCACGGCTCCGATAGCTTCGCCTGAGAACTTACAAATCACGCAGCCCTGGTATCAGTTGCTCATTGCCTTGTGGAGAAGGACGGGAGCGGCGCAGGGCTCATCGGTCAGCCCCACCGGAATGCTCATGGCGTTCGCCGCGGCAACGCTTCCCACGGGATGGCTAGTCTGTAACGGCGCCGCAGTAGATCGCACGATATATGCGGCATTGTTCACCGTCATTGGAACCACATGGGGCGCAGGAGATGGATCAAGCACATTTAATCTCCCCGATCTTCGGAACAGGTTTCTGGTCGGGGCCGGAAACTTCGCCTTCTCCACTCTCGGAGGCGCCACGAATTTCAGTCTGTCCGTCAGCCAACTCCCGTCCCACACCCACACCATCACAGATCCAGGCCACAATCATACCGATTTTGCGGCTAGCTCGACTAATACAACGGGAAGCGCAACCGGAGCAGTAACGACCGGGGGCACGACCGGGACTAATACGACTGGAATTACCATAAACAACACAGGTAACGGCGATCCGGTGAATTTTGTCCCGCCCTATGCCTCGATCATCTTCGGGATCAAGACTTGAGGCAGAATTTCATTGTCTACGCTTTGCCCCGTTCACGTACCTTCTGGCTTTCCAATTTCCTAAGTTATGGCGGCTGGTCCTGCTGGCATGAGCAGGCAATTTACATGCGGCAAATTGAGGATATTCAGACAATCCTCGCATGGCCAAGGATCGGGACCGTTGAAACCGCCATGGCGCAGGGTTGGCGGCTGTTTCATCACTATAACCCCGATGTGACTGTTGCAGTAATCCGAAGGCCCACAAGCGAAGTTGTTCAGAGCATGTTGGCAATAGACCTCAAGGGATATGCCACTTACGACAAAGA